ATATGATACGTGCGTACGCGGTCAACTATAACATTCTCAGGATTAAGAATGGTATGGGTGGTGTCGCGTTTGGTAACTAATTTATTCTATTATATTAATAATGCATTTATTAGCACTCGTATTATCAGTGTTAATGGGTACTATATATTACCAAATGATGGAAAGTTCTATACCAACAAATTCAAATTGTAGTTATATGGCGTCACCCACTACGGATTATCTCGCATTTTTATGGGGTATAATTGTAATGTATTACGGCTACTACAAATACGATAACCCACTTTTAACATTTTTAGGTTCCACAGTTATAGTAGAACATATTTATCAACTCAAAAGGAAATAATACCTAATTAGTACCCGACGATCCAAAACCACGTTCACCGCGTTTCGTTTCTTGAAGTTCATCAACTTCTTCAATAAGCGGCGTTTCACATCTTTCTAAAATCAATTGTGCGATCCTATCGCCTTGTTTAATTTCAAAGGATTCACTCCCGTGATTAAACAAGATAACTTTCAATTCACCCGTATAATCCGGGTCAATCACACCGGCACCCGTTTGAATACCATGCTTTACACTTAAACCCGATCTTGGTGCAATACGTCCATAGACACCTTTAGGAATAGTTGCACAAATACCCGTACTCACAATACCACGTTCACATGCATTAATCGTCATGTTTTCCATACTATATAAATCGTACCCGACCGAACCAGGGGATGCACGCGTTGGTAAAGTTGCTTCGAGAGTTAATCGTTTAATTCTAAGTGTTTCCATGTTTTTATTATTCTATGAGTGTTTTCTTTAAAACCATTTAAAATAATATACCGTATATTTAGAAATGAGTTTGAAAATTATCATGGGTAACATGTTTTCGGGAAAAACGTCCGAACTTATTCGGCGTTTAAAAAGATACAAAGTTATAGGTAAACAAATTCTCGTTATAAATTCAAAAAAAGATACACGTGCACCCGAAGATGTTTTACGTACCCACGATAATGTTCGTTTTGATTGTATAAAAACAAATACTCTCGAAGAAGTTAATTTTTCGGGCGTCGACGTTATAGCCATAGATGAAGCTCAATTTTTTACCGGCCTTAAAAAATTCGTCGAACGTGTTCTTGATTCGGGTAAAACGATTTTACTCGCCGGTCTCGATGGTGATTATAAACAAAGAAAGTTCGGTGAACTAGTAGATTGTGTACCTCTCGCCGATAAAGTGTTTAAAATATCAGCAATGTGTATGGAGTGTATGGATGGAACACATGGACCATTTACAAAACGTATTGTTAAAAACGACGAACTCGAACTTGTTGGTGATCATAACATGTATAAAGCAGTGTGTAGAAAACACTTATATGGATAATGCATTTAAATGAATTAAAAAATTACGTTCACATTTTACAAAGGGAAGTAAATTTACTACCAAAAACATTCATACGAAATGAACCTCGTAAAGAAGGTGAATGGGTTGGTTCTGAATATCTAAAACAAGTTATAATGTTATATACAAATGGTAAACATGGGTGGTTGAAAGGTGGTCAGGATCATGTTCAGGAATCATGGATAAGTTGGCCACTTATATGGGATGGTAATTTTATTGCAAGTAATTGTAAATTATGTCCAGAAACAACACAACTCTTATCTTCAATCAAAGGTATACATGTAGCGGGGTTTTCGTTAATGAAAGGGGGTGTAAAACTAAAAGAACATATTGATTATGTAGGCGATGATTATATATTTACATATCATTTAGGTATAAAATGTCCAGAAAACTGTATACTTCATCACATAGATCTAGGTGAAGTTACAGAAGAAGATGGTAAACATATAATCATGAATGCTCGTAAAAAACACTGGGCAGAAAATCAATCAGATAAAGATAGGATTATTTTATATATGGAAATTTATAAAACCGATTAATATCTAAAATCAATACAACGCGTTTACCTTCATTCGTTTTATCGACACGGTGGTACCTCGAGTGATCAAAAAGTATATATTCACCGGGTTCATGTTTATGGAATTCAAATTCAGTATCAAGATTACTCGTACCCTCGAGTGTTAAATGGTACCGTAACTGTAAATTGCTTTCAGCACGGTGTGCTGGTATAGACATTGGTCCTTCCATGACTGCAATCATGGCACGATCAATACATGGTATGGTTTTTAAAAACGCATATACGTTTGGGAAATCATGTATTTTATAATAATAATAGTTTTCGTTACGTTCAAACCACGAATCGATATCATGGAAATAGTGTTTTTGTGCGTTTCTATGTAATGCGTCATATTCGTCTTTTATATCGAAAAAGTGTTTTTGAACACGCCAAAGACCTACAAAATCATCAACAGAATAATGCGATTTATAAAAAAACAAGTCTACAATTGAGTTTCGTATACCTACCAAAGGTCGTAAAGGTCTCTGAAAATAGAGTCTATCTATAGGAGTTTTACAATAATCGTTTAGTAACAATATAAATGGTATCATGAGAAACCACATTTTTTTGTTTACATATAATAAATGCCAGATTATAAAGGAAAAGAATCTTACGCACCAGAACAAACTGATAAAATTAATACATTAGATAAACGGTTTATAGAATTGTCCGGTGTTAAAATTAGGCTATTTACAATACCAACAATTGTCGTTTTGACAACGCTTATTTTAATTCTTTTAAATAAAAAAGCAAGACGTAACCCAGCTGTTTACATTTCATTATCAATTGGTATACTTCATTTTTATCATCATTATACACTCACCAAGTTACAAAATAAATATGTTCAATAATTATATAATGCGTGTTCGTTTAAGAAAAAGTCCGCGGTTCGATAAAAAATTTAGAGTCACATTCGACGATGAAAAATTTGTTGATTTTGGGGCCAAAGGATACTCAGATTATACAAAACACAAAAATCCGTTACGTATGCGTTTATACGTCACGCGTCACGGTGGTTTTGTACCACACATGGTTCAAAAACAGACCGATCCTAATCTTGTTCATAAAAATATGCTTGATGTTACACGAAGCGATAAAGAAAACTGGACGAAATCAGGTTTGTATACCGCGGGATTTTGGTCGAGATGGTTATTATGGAGTCACCCTGAACTTGAAGGTGCTAAAAAAATAATAACTAAGAGGTTTGGTTTAACTTTTGTCTAATACCACGCCTTTCAAGGTTCGCTTTGAGTGCCGTCATTAAATTTGCACGAGGGTCGCGCTTTACATGGCGCGGAGGAACTGGGGGTGCAGGAGGAATTGGAGGTGCGACTTTCTTTACCGAAACTTGAGGAGCTCTAGGAGCTCTAGGAACACTTGGTTCCATCGTCTTTAATAACGATTTACACGTTCGTATAAGTTTTTTCGAATTGCGAACCTGTATTTCCAGCGCGGGTTGTCGTCTTCTTTCAATTCGCACCTTAAGTTCTTTTTCACTAAGAGGGACACGTTTCCCTTTTACTTTTTTAGTCACGCGAAGACCTAAACGTTTTGCTTCGTTTTTAAGAATATCAATCTTCATTTATATTACCCAATATAATTTTATTTGTTTAATATAAATGACATCTTTACAGTGTAAGCCGATGAGTTTAGCATCTACGATATGTTGTTGCTTAATATGTTTCTATATGGTTTATAAACCAGCACGAGTAGCTATACAATTTACAAAAACTCCACAAATTGTGGCGGCATTATGCCTCGCGTGTTGCTGTATGAGTTCACAAACAATAACAGTGGGAAATTGTGCATATGAAGCCATTGTTCCAGAAAAGAAAGATTAAAAAAAGTTATCCGTTCTATACATTTTAGCCTGGAATGAACCCGTTTGCCCTAAAACCGAAACGGTTTCATTCCCATACAGTTCTTGACACCCAATATCGTCCATACAATCGCGGTTATTTATGGTTACGGGAAGTGGGTATACTTGTTCACCTGGTGTTGTTGTATAATAATGGTATTGGTCACGTCTACCTCTAACTTCTTTACCGTATAAAGGTAAAGTTTCTTCATCTGGACCTACGAGAACCCCCATTTGTTGAACGTACCCCGGTTTATACTCTTTGATAGGCGGTTTTCTGAATTCTTTTTCCATTGGAATCTGCACTGGGACTTCAACAGGTACGGGTACATGAACCTGTTTATTAACTACAATTGGGTTACGTATTTGATATACGGTTAAAGCAAAGAGTAACACTAACACAATAATTATTAATTTTTGCTGTGTTTTGTTTTTGATCTTCATTTTTATATATACAAATATTATTTAATAATACGGGTTTTGACTTCATAAAGTGGCGTCAAATCAATTCTATCGAGTCTATACTGAACAAGTAACCAAAGAAAAAAGAAAACAGATTTCAGGAATTTATTTGCTTCAGTATCGTCCATTTTGTATATGGGACCCATAATCCTACCGAAAAACGTTTCTTCTTTTTTATTACCAGTTACAACCATTTCCATTTGCGTTAATGCACACGTATCATCGTTTACCGACCAATGAAAGAAAATGAATGGAACGAGAAGTGAATAAAACTCGAGGTTTTGTTTATTTTTCATGAATGGAATGACCAACATGGTTATGAAAAGCACTAAATGAATGAAGAATATAATGTTCATATCTATTAGTATGGACAAAGAAAAGAAACTCCCGAAAATATGGCATCCACAACAAGAAAAAATATTAAAGTCATGGGGTGAAGCTGCTGCGTGTTACCGTTACATGCACTACCAAGCCTATTGTTCTTATAAAAAATTGAGTATGAAATTTACTATACCACTTATTATTGTAAGTACAGTTACAGGTACAGCAAACTTTGCTCAGGAAACATTTCCACCGACGGTTCAACCATTTGTACCTTCGGCTATCGGTGGTTTGAACTTAATCACTGCTATTGCAACAACAATCATGCAATTTCTCAAAATCAATGAACTTATGGAAGGTCACCGTGTCGCTTCGGTACAATATGGTAAACTCTCGAGAACTATCCGTCTTGAACTTACATTGCCCTTGAGTGAAAGAATACAGGACGGTACGACCATGGTCGAAAACTGTCGTAACGAATACGATAGACTTATCGAACAATCACCGAATGTACCAAAACAAACTATCGATGATTTTGAAAGAGAATTCCCAGACGATAATCAGTTCTTTAAACCAGAAATCATGCATATACAGCCTATCATGCCATTCAAAGCCATTGCAGAAAACACGGTTATGACCAAACTTAAAGATGCAATTGGTGGTACCGCTAAACGCGAACTTAAACGCGAACTCGATGAAATACGAGGAAATGTAACTACAGCTAAAAAAGCGGTTAAATCCGATATAGAGAGAATAGAAGAGCGTAAAAATGAAATATCGGATTTAAAAGATAAAGGGCTTGTGAGTCTTAAAGGTGATCTCATGAAAGAACTTCGAAGACGCACCGAACTTATG